AAGAGGTGGATTTATTACATCATAATTTGATCCTCTTACATTTACATCAATTTGATTGATTTTTCCATAGTAAACAAATTCTTTTGATTTATAATTACATATTTCAACACCATTTATCAACATTCCTGTAAATCCTGGTTCAGTAGGAGTTACTTTACCATCATCATCTACTTCTGATATTTCTCTTACTATTTTTTGAGACTCTAAAGTTTTAAATCTAAAATTATAAGGTTTAAACTCACAATTAGTTGCATTGATAGAATTATCAATAGAAATGAAAATTGAATTAAAAATATTAGTTCTACTTTTAGATAATTTTATTATATTTGCATCAACTCTTGTTACAAAGTATAATCCTTCATTTGGAGGAATTCTATCCTCCACTGTTTGACCATCATCCAATCCTGTAACAACATATCCTACGTCCCCACTGAATAAAGATGAATTTACCTTTACACCAACCTTTTTATTTCCTAATGAATCAACAAATTCATAATTTTCCTTTTCTGGTTTATAATAAACAGCATCACCAGTATAGAATCCATGATCTCCTACTGGTTTTATATTAAATTCCGATCCTACAAATGAACCACTAAATTTAACTGTTTGACTATAAACATTAAGTGGTTGAGAGTTGTAGGTTGGAAGAGAAGATGAAGAAACTAATAATTTATTTACGCCAGGAAGAGTAGTAAGAGTGGCATGGGGTTTACTAGTATGAGCTGCCCCAACCATTTTCTTTCCTGTATTGGGATGGAAATGAGATGGACCATTATATGGTTTTCCATTAAGAATATCTACTGGTTTAGAGTAAACATTTTGTACGTTGGTAACATAGAGGTTTGTTTTAGGAAAAGTATTTGATTGTGCAGTTAAAATATCACGTTTGATTGTATAAGTGTCTGTAAGATCTATATTTCCTTGACCTCTTACAACTATCGACTTATCAGATTCAATATTAATGATATTTGTATTTTTTTGAGATTTATTACTAGCAATTATAACAGCAGAATCACCAAATCTAAAAGAATGATCTACACCTAAGGTTAATTTGTATGTTTTGTCAGAAGCATCTATTAGTTCAATACTTTTTATATTATAAGTCGGTGAAATATTGTAAAACCAACTTTTTGCCTTAAATCCAGTTTCTGATACACCTAATGTTTTTAATTTAATAGTATCTCCTTCTGAATAATAGAAAGTTTTGTCTGAAAAATTAAATTTATTTAATACTGAGTTAATTCTTACCGTTACTGTTTCATCTTGATCAAGATTAGATTGTCCATAAGCAAAAGTGTTAATTCCAATGGTTGTTCCATCATTAATGTCAACCAACACCCCAGTATTTCCTAAACCAACACCAAAAAACTGAGTCAATGATTTAGAACGATAAGAAACTATACCTGTGGTTCCATCAGCATAAGGAATATATAAATCTCCACCTGTAGCGGCAAATCCCACCGTTGAATCAACATTTAAAACGGTAGTTCCAGCAGATACAGCACCTATTACCCTAGTAGTGGGTTGTACTTCAAAAGATCCATAAATTGCACCATCAACTCTAATATCTCTATTATACCCTGCATCTATACTTAACTTATAAAAGGTCTGTCCAAACCCCACCTGAAGGGGTTCTACGGCGGTTATAGGAGCATATGCTTTATTGATACTATCAGCATAAGATTGTTGAAATAAAGTGGAATTTTCTAAATTTTCAGGATTTCCACTAATTGGTTCTACTACAAGATCATTAGTAACTCTCCACTGTGCATTAGAAGGAGTAAATAAAAAATCTTTTGGTCTTACAATTTTTACATCTTCATTATATAAAGCTTTAAACAATATTTCAAAGGATTTATCGCTACCTTTACTTAAATAAAAATCTTTTGCATGTTTTATAAAAACATTTTGATCTAAATCAGAATCAAAAGTTCTATCATCTAATCCAGGAATTAATTGACGTTTTACTTTTAATAAAAACTCTTTTAAAAATAAATCACTTAAATTAGTAATTGTAGATCCTGAAACATGAGTTGCAATTTTAGTTGTTTCAAAAACTAATGTATCAGAGGTTGCTTCAGCAGTATATGAGGTTACTCCACTAAAACCTCTTACACATCCCGTGAAAGATGAATCTGTTTTTCCCGTATATGTAATAATTTCATCGTCAATTTTTAATAAACCATAAGAATCTGGAAACCCTTTGGTTCCATTTGGTGATTCTATTAAATCAATATTAACAGTATCGCCTCCAAGATCTAATGCAGTGCCTAATATAACAGAATCAATAGTATTGGTTAATTCACTAACCTTAATGTACTGATCAATATTTTCAATAAGATCAATAGGACCACTCTGGTACTCTTGACCCTCATAATATGTTTTTAAAAATTCCGCAACTAATGGAAACTCATCCTGCACATAAGCAGGAAGTTGGTTTTGAACAATGTTGCTAAACTTAACTCTATTTTGTGGCATCTTATGATCTTACTAAGTTCCCGTTATGATAACTTGAAGTTACTGTGTAATTTGAAGCGGCTGGATCTAATCCAGAGGAGATGTTGTCTACTACCATTTCAAAATTACTGTTACTAATATCTAGTTGTAAATAAAGATCCTGTAATCCAATTACGTCATTGGATTTAGGACATGCTGATAACTCAATGATAGTTTGACCATCTTTTAATTTACCAGCTATGATATTGACAGGATTTAAAGTAACGATTCCACTCTTATAATTAACTGATCCAACATTTCTTCTAATAATAGAGGGTGATGTTGAATTAGGAGAGGGAAGAGTAAAAAAGAAAATAGATCCTGTTTCTCTATTAGAATTTGGAATGTCAGAAAGGTAAATATCCTGAGATATTCCACTTATTCTAAATGCAGTGGATTTGATGTTATATCCACTCATACTCTTGATATAAAATTCATTACCAAATCCAATTTGGTACTCCGCAAAACTATTTAATACTGCTCTAATGTCCCGTCTTATCTGTAAAGTTGTAATATTAGATGTGATAGAGGCATCACTCTCATCAATTACTTTTAGGAACTTACTGTACTTAAATCTAGCACCATATCTATTTAATTCAGTTGATTCTGCGTAACTTTCAGTATTTTGTTGAACTAAAGTAGAAACAAACTCGCCAGAAGGTGCTAAATTGGAATTATAATATATTTTTGAGTCAACTTCGATGTAAAGATACTTCAAATCAAGTATTTCTGGCACAATTCCAGCAACTGCAAACTTTTTAAGTTTAGTTTTAATATTTTCTTTGATCAAATTAGGTAAAAAGTCACCAGTTCTTGGTTTAATGCTAATAAAGACCTTTCCATATTGAGGAGGAACTAATTCTTCACCTCCAAAAACAGAAATTGACTCTGTTTCGGGATAAATTTTTGCTGGAATGAGTGTTTCGTAATCATTTGCACTCACTGCTCTATTTTGAGATGCATAAATGCGAGGAGCAAACTTTTTAATTGAATCAACAGTCTCAATACTCTCTCCACCATTCGATTTAAGGTCTGTGCTGAGTAAAGAAATCCCTGTTGTTACTGAATATGACTGAGCATTCCTAATATATGACAATCTACCAGCAAAAGTAAAATTACTAATGCCATTTGCAGCATCACCACTCGAAACTACGTATTCAACAGTGACAAAATTGCCTTCTTCTAGTTTTTTACCAAAAATATCGTCACCAAAAAAGATTTCATATCGCTCATCTTCTATTTCTTGAAGAAAATATACTTTTGAAGACGAATCAATGTCAAAAATACTATTTTGAGAACTATATTTAGCACCTGTGGTCTCAGATGCGTTGCTTTTAACAGTCACCGTCATCAGAGAGGTGTCAATTCCTGTATTTGGGAGGATAAATTTCTGATCTGGATTGACTGAGGTGTTAGTAAAGGCATTTGTTATCAAAGTTCCCTCAGAAATCTTAACTTGATCAAAAGTAGCAGTTGCAATTCCATTAGAATCGGTGAAAACTGGAACTGTGATGTCTTCTAAGATACAAAAGACATATGAATTTACTCCTGTTTGCCCCGCAGAAGACGCTACAGGACCTTTGTTTAGTGTTATGGTAGCAGGAGCAGGGGTAACACCAGTTACGTCCACAAAGAAACTTACAGTGGCAGTAGCAGCAGTCCTAGAACGAGGTAAATATCCAATATTTCTTGCTAACGAAACTACATTTTCTCTTAAAGTGGCACTATCAATGAATACTTCATTGGTTACCATGTTGGCATTATAAGAAGTAATGTAGGTATTATATGCTAGTACGTCTAAAATAGATGATAAGTTAGATCCTTCAAAGTCATAATCTGTAAAATTAGAGTTTGACCTAAGGTAATCTTTAAGTGAAGTCTTAACCTGATCAAAATCAAGGTTAGAAAAATTTACTAACGGCATCTTATCTTGTTGATTGTAAGGCGAATTGTAATTCCTGAGGAGCTACGTCTGCTCCTATAATTTCATATACAATAACAGCATCAAAAGAGGCATCATCATTATTTGGATTTACAGATATATCCAATATTTTCACTCTAGGTTCAAAATTAACAATTGAATATTCAATTTCTTCTCGAATTTGTGATGCAGTTATGTCATCTACATTTTCAAAAAGTAATTTTGATACCCTAGATCCAAAATCTGGTTGAAAAAACTTTTCACCAGGCACTGTCATGACAATGTTCCTTACAGAACGAGCAATTGCATTCTCATTTTTAAGCCCAATGAGGTCATCATTCAGAGGATTACTCTGAAAAGTCATGCTAAGGTCTTTAAAACCCCTACTTACCCGTTCTAAAGGCATAGGATTGTCTAATATTTAGAATTATATTTTATTTATTAAAGATATTAAAGAACATCTGCATCATAATCGAGTCCTTCCCAGAACTCATCATCATTTATTT